GTCAAAGATGTCAACGATGCTGTGATTCGTTGGGGAAGATTGGCAACCTTGATAACTATCTTGCAGGCCAAGGAAACCAGTAAAATCAAAATAGAACTAAGGAAGAAACAACTTGTTAAAAGATTACGGACTTGAAGTCCAACGCCTATTCTTAGAAATGATGTTGCAGGACGCAGAAAGCTATGTGCGTGTGCAGAACATCTACAATCCCGAAAACTTTGATAGAAGTTTAAGACCTGCGGCCGAGTTTATCGCCAAACACAGTGACGATCACAAGACCCTGCCCACAGCAGAACAAATTGCAGCCAGTACAGGTGTGCGACTGAATCACATTCCAGATCTAAACGACGGACACTTTGAATGGTTCATGGATGAGTTTGAAGGCTTTACTCGCAGACAAGAACTAGAGCGTGCAATCCTAAAAAGTGCAGACTTGCTGGAAAAGGGTGAGTATGATCCTGTGGAGAAACTGATCAAGGATGCTGTACAGATCAGCTTGACCAAGGACATGGGCACAGACTACTGGTCAGATCCTCGAGAGCGTATCAACAAGTATTTCAATTCAGGCGGGCAAGTGTCAACTGGGTGGCCACAGATGGACAAGATCTTGTATGGTGGATTCAGCCGCGGTGAACTCAACATTTTTGCTGGTGGATCAGGATCGGGCAAGAGCTTGGTCATGATGAACATAGCATTGAGTTGGTTGCAGGCTGGACTCAGTGGGGTGTATATCAGTTTAGAACTCAGTGAAGAACTGTGTGCATTACGAACCGATGCCATGCTGGCTGGAATGAGCACCAAGGAGATTCGCAAGGACATAGATCAGACTGAACTCAAGGTCAAACTTGTGAGCAAAAAAGCCGGTCAGTATCGTATCAAGGCTTTGCCGGCACAGAGCAACATCAATGATATACGAAGCTACATCAAAGAAGTGCAAGTACAAACAGGATTGAAAGTGGATTTTGTCATGTGTGATTATTTGGACTTGCTGATGCCCGTGAGTGCCAAGGTCAGCCCTAATGACCTGTTTGTCAAAGACAAATATGTTTCAGAAGAACTGCGTAACTTGGCCAAAGAGCTCAATGTGTTGTTTGTGACAGCAAGTCAGTTGAATCGTTCAGCAGTAGAAGAAATTGAATTTGACCACAGTCATATCTCGGGTGGTATATCAAAGATCAACACAGCAGACAACGTGTTTGGTATCTTTACGTCAAGAGCCATGCGTGAGCGAGGCAAGTATCAGATACAGTGTATGAAGAGTCGTAGTAGCACAGGAGTAGGACAAAAGATAGACCTGGACTACAACGTAGAAACCATGCGTATCACTGACCCAGGAGAAGAAGCCGGTCCGGTAAATGCGTTTAAAAAACCCGATATACTGAGCAGCATAAGAACACAAAGTCGGACTGTGCCATCTTCGGCAGATGAATCATCGTATAGCATAGCCGAGCCCGAAGAGTCCGGCAAAATTACTGCTGATGTACAAAGTGCTAAATTAAAGCAATTATTGGGTAAAATAAAGACCAATTAATTTAGGGTTCGTTAGTAACAAAAACCTATAAATAATAAAAAGGTCCTAGCCCAAAATGCAGAAAAAAACACGTAGTCTATTAGAAGAACTAGATGCCATGTACATCCAGCGCGATCAGCGCCATGTCATTGAAACTCGCGCCAGCAATGTGATAGCCAGCGCCATCCGACTCATGGAACAGATCGACGAAACCTATGCTCCAGATCAAGCAGAGAATTTAAAGCGCAAACTGCTGAATGCAATTAATCAGCGTGACCCCGGCAAATTTACCCGCACAGTGAGACGCACCGATGCAAATTCATGAAGTTACACAGCTGACCACTGAAGGCATACTGAAAACCATTGGGCAAGATATCAAGGGTGCTGTGGGCGGCGCACTTGACAAGGCCAGTGCGGTGCTGAGCACACCCGGTGCTTTAACCACAGCCCGCGGCTATGGTGCAGCCATAGACCAGGCCGAACGTGCCCAAGCTGACAAATACATGCAACAATATCAGCAACAACTTGCACAACAGACACGACAGCATGCCAAAAAACTCAGCCAGGGGTGGGTCAATCACATGAAATCTTCAGGCATTGATCCAGCCGCCACCACAGCCCGTGCTGAACCTGGTCAAATGCCTGCCGATGTTGCGGCCAGTGCCCAAGGACAAAAAATGCTAAAGGCACTTGGCCCGCCTCGAGGTGGAATCCAGGGTATGCAATCCGACGACCTCAAAGAACAAACTGCCCCCGACACAGTGATAGATCAATTCCGGAAGTGGTCCGATGGTCAGCTGACTGGCCGGATCACCGGCACTCGTGACCAAGTCAGCATGAACGATGTCAGACAAGATCCCGCTGAAAAAGCCAAACTAGATGCCATACTGGGCCGTATAGCCCAAAAGCCCGATGATGCCGCGGCCGTGGAAGAATATTTTACCACGGCCATGCAGGCCATGCAACAGATTTCAGCAGAAAAAAGGGCCAGCCTGGGCGTATCTCGTGGCGCCACTGCCGACGCCGGCGAAGAAATCTTGCCGCGATACATACCGCCCACACAGTTGGAGGAACTCAAACAACTGGCCAAAAATGCTCGGGTCGCCGCACAGATTAAAAAAGAACTGGGCATAAGATGATGCGCTTGAACGAAGGTGGCAATGTATTCAAAGATGAAAATGGTCGCAGTGAGACACAGCGTATCAATCAAACTGACGTAAAGTCTACTTTGGCCTGGTTGGAAGAACTGGTGCCAGGCCTGGATCTACAAAACAACACTCTTGGATCAACCGGCATCCGAGATACTTCGGGTGACCTAGACATTGCTGTGGACACCGCCGAGGTCAGCAAAGAGCAAATGGTGGCTCAGCTCGCACGCTGGGCCCAAAGCCACGGATTCAAACCAGAAGAGTGGGTGCGCAAAAGCGGAACCGCGGTGCATTTCAAGACACCCATCAACGGCAGTCCTGATCTGGGATTTGTGCAGACTGACTTTATGTTTTTGAACAATGTGCCTTGGTCAAAGTTTGTGTTGGGTGCCATGCCTGCAGATTCAAAATACAAAGGCAAGGAACGCAATGTGCTCATGAACAGCATAGCCAAGAGCCTGGGCTACAAACTAAATCAGATAGCCGGCATTGCTGATCGTGAGACCAACAAAATTATTTCAGATGATCCCGATGCTGTGGCCAAGATGTTGCTGAATCGAACAGCTACACGCCAAGACTTGGCTTCGGTAGAAACGATCCTACAAGCTCTCAGCACAGATCCTGAACGTGAAGCCAAGTTGGCCGACTTCCGTGAACACATGAAGCGCGAAGGACTGCCATTTTTAGAAAGTGCTGATTTGTACCGTCCTGTATCCGATGTGCATTTTTTAGCCAAACTACGTGACCGTATCGTCAATCAAGGCATGCAACCCCTGATCGAAAGCACTTTGATGGAAGCCGAAGCCCGCATACCACACATTGAAGATCTAGTGTTTGATCGTGGCACACGTGGCATAGAAGAAGCCATGGCCATCATACGTGCAGCCGCCGAGGATACTAGAAAAACTACTACAGTCAAATGGGATGGCAAACCAGCCATCATCTGGGGTCGTGATGAGCGTGGCGATTTTGTACTTACAGACAAAAGTGGGTTTAGTGCCAAAGGCTATGCAGGCCGTGCCACCAGCATGGCGCAACTAGCCGGCATCATGAGTCAACGTGGCGGTGAACGTGGAGAACTGATAGGCATTTATGCTAAACTATGGCCCATGCTGGAAGCAGCCACACCCGAGAATTTTAAAGGCTATGTGCAGGGCGACTTACTGTATACTGAAACTCCACCTGAAGTGTCGGGCAACTATGAATTCAAGCCCAACTTTGTGGAATACCGTATTCCAGCCTCCAGCAAACTAGGACAGGCCATTGGAGCCAGTGAAGTGGGCATAGCTGCTCATACCCGATACAAAACTGCTGATGCCACAGCCGAACCCATAAGGACGGTGAATCTAGATCCAGTGCCAGGCCTGCTCATAATCGAGCCCACAGTCAAAGACATCAAGAATGTCACACCCAACAAAAAGTTAGTGGATCAACTGCGTGCTGTGATCAGCTCTCACGGTGCTGACATCAACGGCCTGTTCAATCCTAGTGAACTGCGTGCCGCACAGCTCAGCGATTTGCCGGCGCTTTGCAAACGCTACATCAACAGCCGTATAACCACTGACTATGAAAATCTCCTGCCGGACTTTGGAGCTTGGTTGCAGGCCAATGTAACTCCAAGAAAATACAACAACATAGTGGAATACCTGCAGAGCCCTAGAAGCAACATGTCGGGCATCACGGCTGCATTCACAGCATTCTTGCTCTTGCATGAGATCAAAATGGACAT